GTTGACAAAAACTGATAAACAGTAACATACAACCACATGTCTTCCATGAACTGACCCGACTGCAGCCGGTCCCAGGTCGCGCTACCCGATTGCCTCAACGAGAGAGGACACACTACCAATGGTTGGACACTTAAGCCGGTTGGGGTATCACCCCCAACACCTGAATTGGTGCTCGGTACGCGGGAACAAGGGCTCTCAGACTCTATCGCGATATCGCTCAGCTCTACGGGTTGACCAAACCCTTCAAACTGAGTTGTTCAGTAGGACAATTTTCGTGTAAGTCACACCTGGACCGGGAATCGCACCCAAATCAAAGCATGTACACTTTCACACTTCCAGCAAGGGGAGGGCAAAAGCCAATCCTCGCCGCAGATGTGATTGTCAACGGAAGAAAAGAAAGTCGCTAAGAGAAAAAAGTAGAAACTCCGCGACAAAAGACGGTGTAAATTTAGGTAATGCGAAGGAAAGCGAGTTAGACTTGCAACATCTTCTCAACTTCCGTCTTCATGTCTCCTATTGCACGATTGCACGCGAGTAAAGCATCGTTAAAACGAATGCGCGCGCCATCATCCGCTGGATTGCGGGTTTGCAACATAAAGAGCACCGTACGCTCATAGCGCTCTTCAGAGACCTCGTATCTGCCATCTTTCTCTTCGCACTTGGCAAAAGCCTTTGCGGAATCCACTCGAGATTGCCGCACGGTCAAATCCTTCAAACGAACCTCCTTCAACCAGGCAAGAAGCTGCTGCGGATTGCACTGGTAGGGTCCAGGATTCGACGCCTCACCATACTTATTTGAAGCCAGCTTTGGTGGTCCTGGCTCACTTTTTGTGCTCGATTTCTTCGACGGAGGCGGGTGACGGCGCATGTACGCCCGCATAATGCCACCACGTTGGTCACCCGGAAATTCTGCAATTTGGGCGTCAACTTCGGGCGGAAACTTGTACTCCTGATGCAAATCTTCATCATCCTCCGTAACGCTAGTGAAGTCCCGATCTTCAACCGACAACTGTTTGGACTCAATTCGCTTGGCTTGCAAAATGGCCGCCCAATTGGAGGCTCGCGCCGAAGGAATAAAATCACCTTCAAAGAGAGTGGAAGGCAGCGTCCAGACTGAAGTCGTCGCAAAACCAGGATCAGTTGAAGCCAAAGCAGTATGAGTAACCGTAATCACCGCAGCATCAGGAGGTGTGCCAGCTGGGATAAAAACAGTCCAAGACGCCCCGGCACCACCAGCGGCATTCACGACATTGAAATCCGTAATATAAGTGCCACCATCAGCTTGCAGGGTACCACCGATGTAGTAATTGAGTGTGAGAGTTGTTTTTGCATTGTCACAAGAAGCGTTAACTTGGACAAAAGAACCAAGCGGCGTAGTATAGGCATGGTTCAAAACAAGAACTTTCGTATCGGTGAGAGACGTCGGATTTGCCGCAGCCATCGTGTCCATGGAATATCCAAGGACGGTGCCTGAAAATGGTTTCTTGCGGTTAGTGTTGTTGAAGATAAGAGAATAATTCGAATCCATCGTCTCGTCCTGCACAGCCGTCCAAAATGAATTGTAATTGAGCTCTTTGGAAGTGGGACCCGAAAAACGCAATTTATAATGCAAAACGAAAAGCCCCAACACATCATCCGTCGTGAGAGCGTTTTGGGTAACAACGAAAAGATGCCCAGCCGAAACTTTACGAACGTCAGCATTAGCGGCTTGACGCAGCCACTTCTTACCTGTGGAAAACAACTTCCAACGCCCAGGTTCAAAGTATTGACAGGTTCGAGCACCATGTTCTTCTGCGATTTGGAGAACGGCTTGAGAGTTCAACTGATCCTCATCTCGGTCAACTGGGTCACGCTCTACCCACCAAATGAAAGCACCCTTCTGAGTTGTAGGACCCGAGGGGCGGTACTCTAGCCACATCTCACCATCCCACTGCTCAAAAAAGTCAGCGGCTGCTTGCACGCTCGTCTCAAGACCAAACATACTCGCAAGAGCTCCGACAGCATAAGGCGTGAGATCCAAGAAAGATGCAAGAGGCAACGTACCAGACGTAGACGCATTAGCAATCTGGAGAATGCTGTGATAAGGAGGAGTGGCGGTGCCAACAATGTTCAAGTCGCTCAAAACGACTGACCCAGAATAGTTGACACTACCCTGCTTACCAAAACGCAAACGCTCCGATGGGGCTTGTTGAGCTCGAACAAGAGTACGCAACTGTGCTGTTGGCTTCACACGCACCATCGCCTTGGCCACACGCTGTTTCAACTTGCGAGTCTGTTTTTGCGATTTTTTCTTTTGCTTCTGGCTCTTCTTCTTCGGTTTCTTAACTTTAACGGAAATCGAGACCTTCTTGGACTTAGGAGGTCCCTCACCCGGATAACCGAGAGTGGAATCAAACTCCTTCTCAGGACGAGCAAATTCACGCATCAACTCGGGATCCATTTGCTGGTCAGCTGGAATCTGGACTTTCTGTTCCCAAGGGTAACCACCAGGGTCTCGCACTTTGCGTGAACGCCCACCAGGACGATACGTCTTTGCAGCAAATCCAGCCTGAGCAAGAATTTTCTTTGCGGATTTCGGGAGACGAAAAGCATGCTGAAGCCAGATCTCATCCGCCTGCTGCTGCGACATGCGTGAGTAATTGTAATCGTGTTTCTTGAAACTTTCATCCAGAGCATCAACTGAAGGGACAGTCCAATCAATCACTTGAGGGCGTTTCTGCCCTGCTGAGTAATTGGGACCGCCCCAGTTGCCATGGTACTTGAAAGCAGCCTTGGAGAAGATGTCAAGGGGATTGGGGGGTCCAGGATTGGAAGCCTCTCCAAAACGATTAGCAGCAAGCTTCGGGTTAAGCTTGACAAATTGCTGCCACCACGCAAACTGATCGAGCACCCGAGCCTCCAACCGCTCGAGCGCACGGCGCTCCCGCACGGAGAGCGTCTTACGCGTACTCACCCCTCCTTTCGGGGGTCCCTCGCCAGGGTAGCCAAGAGTAGGGTCAAACTCTTGACGAATCCGCAAAATTGCGGAACTGAGAGCATTTCGTGCACTGGATTTCTCCATCGCTTCGAAAATAAAAGGGAAGTTCTCTTTATCTGCAGCACCCGTTTCGAAGCCAGTATACAACCAACGTAGCTCTAGATCAGTTTTCCAAACCGAGGCAACATCGCCCCAGGTAACCCCTGCATGAATCTCACGCTCAGATGGAGTAGAAGTAAACAAGTCACGGTAGCGTGCGCGCCAAGCCGTAATGAGGCGGGAGAAGAAATCGCGGCATCGCGAACTGCCCCAAGACTCAATCCGAATGGCGTAAAGGCGCAACAAAGTCCATCGGGGATCAACGTCAACCACGCCACCATCGACAGATGCCTGGTGTTGTTTTGCAGCTTCAACAGCACCCCCTACAACGCGATCAAAGTTTGGACAAGGAAGATAAAGTCCAGAGAAAAGCTCAGAAGTGTTCGACACATAAACGCACTCCTCGACAGGGCGAGGCTCGAGCTGCTCAAACTCTTGAATCGTGCCCCAAGAGGCCATTAAGCGCATAACTGCTGGTGAGTTAAACCAGGAAATGATTTCGTCATCAATAGTAATAAGCGAGTCATCACCACAAAGGGAAAGACAAAAATGC